ACGTGCCGCTGGTCGAAATCTTGTCGCCGCCGAAGTCCAGCACGGCCACCGAAGGGTTGGTGTAGGTGTGGGTCGGGGTCGAGTTGTAGATCAGAGCGCCGCGGGCATTGATCGTGGCCGACGTGAACGAGATGTCGTCAAAGTCGGTGAATGCTGTGGTGCCTGACGTCGTCGGGGTGACGTTGGTCAAGGTGCCGCCACCTGCCGAGTAGGTGCCAGAGTTGGCCACCTCGTTGCTCGAGGTATAAGCGGTGGTGGTCGCGTCCAGAGTCGCTGCGCTCGAGTAAAGCGCGATCTTGAAGACGTCGCCGCCAGAGGAGCGGAAGTCATGCACGGCCTCAAGGAGCTGATCCTTGAACGAGGTGCACATGTAGTTCCCGGTGAAGGCCATCTTACAGTCTCCTGATCTGCTGAGCCATGTCAGCCGCGCCGACCCGCTCGAGTTTCGCTATGACCGACTCTCGGTCCTCTCTTGCGGCCATCTTAACATAATGCAGGACAACTGCCAGCATTTGCTCCCGGAACGCTCTGGCCTGCATGGCTATCTCCGGCGGAGCGCTGTCCGATACGTTGATCAGCCTCTCCACGCACAGCTCGGCAACCTGCTCCGGGCTGTGACCTCCATTCGACGATGTCATCACGTTGACAGCGCCGGGGACTGCAGCTCCGACGAACATTACTGCGCCACCCCAGACTTGGTGCCATCCCTGTAGTCATCGCGCTTCGACCGCACATCAATGCCAAACAGCTGGCCCATAGCCTCTGCGTAGCGCTCCATGTAGAGCTGCTGCATATCTCCATCACCCTTGAGGTAGGTGTAGCCCTCAACGAGAGAGCCGTAGAGCAGAGCGGCCTCCGCGTTGGTGCCGAGCCAAGAGGTCCCAGTGTCAACGATGGACGGCGGATCGTAGTAGTAGTGAAGCTCGACGGTGTACGTCGCATTCGGGGTGGGGCCTAGAATGAAGTTTCCCTCAGTCCCAGTCTGATCACCGTCGAACTGAGCGTAGTACTTTGGCAGGCCAGACGTCGAGGCAGAAGGGTATGCCTCGCGGATGAAGTTGACATCCTTGTCGTAGAGATAACTGTAGTTCCCGGAGCCATCAACGACGGCCAAGGAGAACACCGACAGGAAGTCAGACGGTCTGGCAAGGTACTGGTTGCCCGACGTCGTGGCTGCGGTGGCGTTCTTGCGGAGCTCAGGAATCTGGACCGAGCGATAGATGCGCTCCTCGGCCTGCCGGACAAAATTGGGGATGTTGGAGACAAAGCTCGTCTCCGAGGTCTCCAAGTAGTCCTGCAGCGCCTGAGTGAGCTGGGAGTAGTTCATCTATCAGCCGTCCTTGCTGTAGCTGCCGCCCTTCTTGGCAGCCCCCATGCCGCGGCACATGCCGCCGCCCATCATCTTACCTACACCATCAGCGGCGAACGCGGGGACCTTCTTGCCGCCCTTCTCCACCATCTTGAGCTTGCCGCCCTCGGCCATGCCGTGAGCCTTGCCCTTCATCATGGTGCCGTCTGGCATCTTGTGCACAGCGCCGCCCATGGCCATCTTTTTGACCTTGCCGCCGCCAGCCTTGTATACGAGCGTCGGGGGCTGAGAGTGCTTCATGGCGCGGTCAGCTGCAGCGTCAGCCTCGTCCTCGAACTCCTTGTCGCTGCGGGTGCGAGGGCGCTTGCTCTTGGTGAAGGGGTTGGCCTTCGGGCGCGGCGACTTCACTGGGGGCTTCATGCTATTCTCCATCCGTGGTGGTTACGGTGACGTTCCCGACAGACGATATCATGTACTGAGCGGGATTCCAAATGGGGTTCCAGCCCCACAGCGCATTCGACTCCAGAATGGCAGTGTCAGGGCGGGGGTCGTACAGCGACTGAGGGTCGTTGACCTTTACCTTCCCAAGGAAGTTCTGGGGCTGGTCAGGGTCACGCACGTCACGGCCCACACGGAAGCCCGTGCGCTGGCCGCTCTGGTACTCATAGACGAGGTCGCTCAGGGGATACCTGCGACCAGTCCTGTCGCAGAACCCAAACGCCTTGCTGCCCTTTGCATAAGCCATCAGTAGCTCCACGGGCTCATTGGCACGAACGACACCGATCCACGGTCGCGATCCTCATCAGCCGCGAGGGCGAACTGCTCCTCATACTCCTGCTTGAGTGCGGGCATCATGCCCTGAGACGCAGGCTTCTTGGCGGCGATGTAGTATGCAAGGCCAGCTACAAGCGCGGGGACGAAGCGTGGTGGCACCATCGTGGTGTCTGCACCGATGCCCGAGGCGAGACCGTCAATGCCCTTCAGGCGGTAGTAGAACAGCGTGTACGGCATGGTCGCGTCAGGCACGGGCCACAGCGTCACCTGCGTGGACGTGGAGAGGCGCTGCACGAAGATTTGAGTCGGCCTGCCAGTGATCAGCTTATTGGTCTGCTGGGCATAGGTAGACACCGAGATGCGCTCAAGGAACGTGTCGGTCTGGTTCGCTCCGGTCCCGGTGCGAAGCTGGTGCTCGATCAGGTCAATGGTGCCCGTCGGCATGGTGTAGTGCGCCGTACCGGGCGTCAGAACCTGCGTCCCGGACTCGATGGTGAAGAGGTTGAGACCGCGGTTCGCCCACTCCAGCGTCATGATATTGAGGCTGCGACGTGCAGTCTTCAGGTCGTACCCTGATTTCATCTCGAGGCCAGCCCTCTCGAAGGCTTCCTCAAAGAGCTCCGGCAGATCAGGTACGATGACGGCCATGGTTTAGTCCCTGAATTTCGCGGTCTTCTTCGCGATGCGTTTCGGCTGTGCCACGAACTGCTTGCCCTTGGCGGTGCCCTCGCGCTTGGCGCGGGTGGTGGCAGCATACTCCGAAGGGCTCAGGGCGTCACGGGCCTTTTTGGGCAGGTACCGCTCTCCGGTCTCACCGGACGGCTTGCCGCTCTTGGTGCCCCAGTCCTCCTTGCCCCACTTCGACAAGGACTTCTGGGCGGCAGTCTTCTCGCCAGAGTAACCGCCGCCCTTCTCTTTGTAGATTTTACCAGCGAGCTGCATTGCACGAGCCGAGTGCTTGCCACCCATCTTGGCCTTGGCTTGCGCCTTGGACTGCTCCCACAGCTTCTCGTTGGTACGACCCATGGCTACTTGAACCCCCGGACGCACTTGGATGCGCGAGCGCAATCACCCGGGTTGCCACACTGGGCGCATGGGGAGAACTCAGCCGAAGCCTCTACAGCGGAGGTATCGACCTGAGCCTCGACCTTGGGAGTGGTCTTCTTGGCCATCAGTACATCTTCCCCTTGGTCTTGCCCTTCATGCAGCAGCCGTCACCACGGCCCACCTTGCCGCCCTTGCCCATGCGAACAACGGGCTTCTCCATGTTCTGCATCGCCATGCGGCGCTCTGCACCGGGCATGCCAGCGGCGCGAGAAGCCGGAGCGGTGGCGATCTCTTTGCCCATGTTCATACGTCCCATCATTTCTTCTTCTCCTTCTTGGCTGCGCCCTTGATAGAGCCCTTGTTCTCAGCGGCATAGAAGACGCGTTCGCCCTTCTCCTTGCCGTACTGCTTGGCCATCGCGGCCTTGATCTTCTTGCCCTTGGCGGTCAGAGGCATGTCAGCGCCGACCCTTCTTGTTGCCGTAATCACGGGTCGTCTGGTTCATCTTCTCGGCATGCTCGCGCTCAATCTTCCCCAGACCTGACGCAAGCTTGCTGGACTTTGGATTAATGGCGTACCCGCTTGCGCGGCCCAACCCCTCCGCAACCTTCGGGTTCAGCGTCTTAGGTCTGCGCCCCATGGCGGATTCACCATACTGATCAGAGGCCGAGAACGGCTTCTTGGTGTCGCGCACATACTGCTGACCACCATCGGCGGTCTTCGTCGTGGTCTTCGTCCCGGCCTTGTTTACGGTCTTGGGGTTACGGGTGGTTGTGGTCTTGCCCTTCATGGGTGCCTCCTCAGCAGTTCCAAGCGCGCAGCGAGAGCGCCTTGCGTGTGGGTTTACCTTTTTCGTCCTTCATTGGACCGGGCATGCCGCCCATACGGGCGCAGAACGACTTGCGCCGTGCTGCGTCCTTCTTGGTCTTGGGGTTCGGTGCCGGAGGCTTGAGGTTCATGCCCTGAGCCTTGGCTGACGCCCTACCCTTGGCATTGAGGCCCCCTTTTGGGTCCTTCCCGGCCTTGCGGGTCCATGCTGGTGACTTGGCCATTAGGTGGCATCCCTCACAAGAATGATCTGGAAGTACGACGAGACATCGTTGTTGCTGCCCGAACCCTTGGCGGTGGCGGTGATGCACTCCCCCGCCTGAATCTTGATGGGGTACGAGAAGTCGTAATCCGCCGTTCCGTCGTGAAGCGTGGTGATCGCGGCAGTGCGGACGATGTTGTCCTGAGCGCGAAGCTTTAGGCGGGCGGTGATGTACTGGTTTGCGTTTGACGTGCCGCTGGTGATGCTTCCGCTCACAAGGTATCCAGTGTACCCGGCAGGGCAGGTCCAGTGCCCAACGAGAGACAGGTTGTCCCCGATACCAATCGCGCTGTACGGGACCGCAGGAACGCCCGCAGTGACCGTCCCGGTGCCAGCATAGATGATTCCTGCGTTCACGCCGCCAGAGCCCACAGATGTCACGCTCATGGTCTCAATGGCGTCGTACTCATGGACAGTGTTGACTGCCGTCTGGCCGTTCAGGGTGACGGTCTCAGAGACATATCCGCCCGTGCCATTGATGCCGAGGATATAGACTGTGCGAGCCCCGGTCCCAGCAGACGTGTCGCTGGCGCTCGAGGAGCTGATCGTCATGATCGTTGGGGCGGCAGGGTGGACCAAAAGTCCAAGGGCTGGCCAAATCGTCACTTCGGTGGTGTCCACATCTGGGTTGTGCCCGAAGACATGCACGACGCTGTGCCCAGCAATCTGGCCTCGGCCAACCTGAAGCTCGAATGGCTCGGTGAGTCCGAACCGAGAGATGGATGAAAGCTCCCGAGCCATTCTGTTCTCCTTACGACCAGAAGATCGTCATTGCGGTGAGGTTTGTGGCGGTTGCCACATATGGGTCCGCGTCGAACAGAACCCCCGTCCCCGGAATGAAGATGTCGTATGTGCCTGCGGCAGCGAAGTCCAAGTCGATCTTGGTCGCCCCGCCGTCACCGGATGTCATCGTGATCCGGCCTGCGCCGGAGAAGGTCGCCACAACCTGACGGATGCGAGCGCGGCCAATTGAAGCCGCACCTGTGCCCGTCAGGCGCTTAGAGCTTACGTCATATTCGTCGGCCATGTGGGCCTCCTATTAGCTGAGGGCTGCGCCGACAGCAGTGACCCAAGCGGAGCCAGTCGAGATCACGAGGCAATACTCGTCGTTGCCAGCGCCGTTGTCGTTGATGAGGCGAACCTGACCAGCGTTTCCAGCGGCAGCGGCAGGCAGAGATGCGGTCGCGATGGCGGTGAGCTTGACGAAGCTGGTGACAGTCACGTCGCCCGAGACGTCGCCAGTGACGGAGCCAACAAAGCCGTTGGTCGAGGTCACGGGACCAGAGAAGGTTGTGGAAGCCATGGTAGTACCCCTTGCACAAGGATTCGCCGCGCAGTCTGTGCATCGTCAGGTTGGGCGTCCTGTCTGCGTGGCTGATGTTACCCTGAGAGAATTGTACATCATGGGGCAAAAAGTTCCAATGAACTTTTGTCGTGAAGTCTGGTGGCGGCGTCGTGTCAATAAGGGTCAATAAATCCGAACCAATGGCGCTT